AGCCAAACAAGAAATGGACGATAATTGAAGTAGCGACATCTTCATCTCGTTGAAAACCTAATGAGCCAGAGTCAGTACCACCATCTTTTCTATAGACGTAACCGTCGGGCATGATAAACGTTGTGTCTATTGTCTGTTTGAAAAGAAAAGAAGCAACTTTTGCTTCGGCGTCAGACATGATAATGTTTGAGGTCCAAATTTTCCTAGATAAACGCAAGAGCCATGGGGGCAAGGAAGTATCGTACTTAGAAAAATCCAAGCCGACAATTAGTCTGCGACCAAATTGAGTTAGACGATCGAATAATTTCATATAGCCACATCGGAACACGGTATATTTATAACCGTTTGGAATTGAATCATCTTCCTTTGATGCTTTAATCCAGTTTCTAAAGAGCAAATGTTCTAGGATGAGGGCAGAAAAAGGTTTTCCCCAAACACCACGCAACTTATTTTTGTTTTTGGTTGTGATACCAGTTCGTGCAAATATCATAGTCCAAGGCATTGAAGCGTGACCTGTAAGAATACTGTGATAGAGGGTGCGAGCCTGTTGAACAGCAAGGTCATAGCAATCGGCTTTCTTTGTAAAGCCCATTCTGACAAATGGCATACCGGGCGAGGTATTGAGGGTAAAATCTTCAGGGACTAAAGAGTCAAAAGTACGGGTAGGCACTTTAGTAGTGGTGAAGTCTTTTGAGATTTTATCAACTATAGAATTAAAGAGAGGATTATCTTTAATTGGTTTAGCATAAGTACGATCATAAAGACCGATCATTTCATAGAGCTTAGAAACATTCTGTCTGCTACGATAAAAATACTTTATCGAGTCAATTATTTGCGGTTGACTACCGTACATCTCCTTGACGACATCCATAACAATAGGATTGTGTTGTGCTTTTTCAAGCATTACCCCGTAACCTTTAGATTTCAATACCGGATAGATCATAGTACAACAAGTACCACTTAAATTTGTTTTGTGAAGAAAATTAAAATTGCGTAAACTTGTGCTTTAGTGCACAGTGGTTGTACGACTCCACGAATACGAAAATTAATAAAACTTCAGATGTTTTAAATTAATATGTTTTCGAGTTGAAAGTTTGTCAAAAC